TCATAAGCGAACATTATTTTTTAGCGCCCCGTCTCTGTAAAATTCCACAAACTCGAGCAAAGCTCGTTTCTTAGTCTCATAATACCAGCTTTGACTTCTGTTAAGTTCTGCTATGATGTCTTGCTGAGGTTTTTTCTCACTGATCAAGTAACACTCAATTAGTATTTGTCTATATTCTACTTTAGACAGTTGATTAATGGCATACCTAATAGCGTCTAGTTCCTCTAGGGCGCATTCTCGGCTTATTTCAAGGTGTTTTCTGCGCGTGGGATGGTACTCTATATCAAACTGGTAAAGCTCGGTATAAGTTAAATCAAGGCTATTAGCGATACGTTGCCATCTATGGAATTCTTTCAGCTTACGAATAGCGTTCTTCTTGCTCATCTAACACCTCTAAAGCTTCTCTATGTAGTTTGAACACAGTGTTTCTTGAGTAACCTAGTTTATCGAGTATCTCGTCCCATGATAAGTCATCCACGTATCTAGCCTTAATAACAGCTATCTGTCTCTCATCTTGGAGTGTGGCGATCATGGCTAGTCTCTTATCACGTTCTTTAGCTAAATATAAGAGTTGTTTAGCTGTACCTTTTTCGATATGTCTTATTGCTTCAGGATTATGAAAAGCATTTATCAGCTTGATGTCTTTATCTCGTTGTTCCTCAAATAAGGTTATTAAAGCGAAAAGTGGTTTCAATTCTTTATGTTGTTCTTTAGCGCTCATGGTCTTTTCTCCTGGTTATGGTATAATTTAGTTAAGCTTAAATTTAACCAAGGGGGCGTTCCGTGTGGACGTCTTTTTGTTTTGTTCGTTTTGTAAACTAGATATTTGTTGTAGTACTTCGCTTTTCACTTCTAAAATCGTTTCTAAGCACTTTTTAGAGTTTATAGTATAAATCATCAACTTAGTGGCTAGAAGCGCTAAAACAATGTTTTATTTTAGTCTTAGATGGTTATTCTTTGTGGCAGGGTTATGGGCTAAAATGAGATGTCAAATCCTTTCATATCAAGTTTTTAATCTTCGGTGAAAATTTCAAAAAGGGAATTTTTTGCACGGAAAAGGGCACGTTCTTAAGTTTCCGAACAATATAGCCCCGTTTAAAAATGAAGGGGGTAGTTTCCGAATATTATAGCCAGTACCTGTCACCCTTATCCATATAGTAATGAAATCTTCTCCAGTGATAAAGGTATTTGGTTAATCTCATGTACTTTGGACGTTTAGGAAAGTCATCACGACTATAATATCCATGAATGTGTCTTGCTTCTGGATTTACTTTCAAACACTCTTTAAAGGCTAATTGCCAGTAGTAGCAACAGTCTGTCTTGCTTCGATTGAGCGTGGCTTGATGAACCTTCTGACAAGAACCACAAGCAAAGGCATGAGAAGCCTTAAATAATTTCCGACAACGTCTCTCACAGTCAGGACACACGAAAAAGTAACGTTTACCACCATAAGTTCCTGGAATCGTTTCAAGCAATAGGCCTTGACCATTGTAGTGAATCACTAGCCCATCTAGGTCTATGCGGATAGCTTGGTCACCTATTGATCCTGTAACTCTTGTCTTCCCCTGTGTCTTCATTGGTTTAATGATATTTTCAATAGATAGTTCTAACATTCTTTCTCCTTAAAACTCAAACAACCCAAAACTATTGATAAAACGACAAAAAGAGGAAAAACCCTCTGAATGTCTATTTAACGAGTAACTGACCTTCAACAACCATATCATACAAATGGTTAAAGGCTTGACTGATAGACTCAAGGATGGCCCCTAAGTCTTCTGGCGTCATCTCTTTATAATTCATAGAGAGGTGTTCAGCCAGTTGGTTGTGATCGGAGATGAAGGCTATAAGTGTGTCTCGATTATTAACTTTCCCTTGAGTACTTTTAGATAAAGAAACCACGCGCTGATGATCAAGTTCTTCATCCGTCATATCCTCAGGTTGGTTGTAATAGTCCTTGAAACTGTCACAGATACGCTTGAAGACCTTGCTTAACTTTCTGTCTTCAGCATATTTTAAGACTAACTGATTAGCATGACCACCTTGGTCATCATTGTGATAAGTTGCGTCAATCACTGGTTGCTCATAGGTCCCAGTCATATAGCCTAAAATAGCATGGCAGGCTACTTGTGCGGTATCAAAGTCTTTAAACGTGTAGTGGAATATGAATGTCTTTGGTGTGTCTGAAAATGTTCTCATGTTATTTCTCCTTTGTGATTGCTATAATGTCTGATAAATTGATGACGGCAGAAGGACATGCTACCCAGTTTAGTTGTTGGCCAGATAAAAGATATTTGATCAACTCATCATAGAGGGTGCGGTCTCCTTGTATGGTGATGGTGTTGCCACCTCGTGTGTGTAATTTTAGTTTCATATCAGTTACCTGTACAAAACCAATAGTCCGGTTCTTGAATCCATGTCTTCATAATTGCCATAAGTGGCTTCTTGGAATTTAATGTCTATCACAGATACCGATAGGGTAAAGAGATTGACCCGATATTCAAAATCATCTAGTGATTCATTGTGTTTTTGATAAAATAGTTTGATTTTCATGTTTTAGCTCCTTTCTCAACAGGTATCGCAAAGCCACAGTCAAAGACCCAGCGATAACCACGGCGTATGAGTTCTGGTCTGGTAAAATCACAATCACCCGGTCTAGACTTTGTGTTGAAATTAATTTTGGTGATAAAGTCATAACCGCATTGACCATTAGGAAGTTCCAATCGGTATAGCTGGTCGTTTGGCAAATCATCATAATTGTAACGCATTTTCTTTACGCCATGATTTGTATAGTTAGGATTCATATGTCCCTCTTTTCTCTCTAAAATGTGTGTTATTAACATTTAAAAAAATCAATAGCACAGTAATAAGCACAGGGCTAAAGCCAACGGTATCAAGAGGTTTGGGCACTTTGTGCTTTTAGTAGCATTAATTTGAGCAAAAGACTTTCTTTTTCTGCACGCGCACTATTAGTTATAAAAATTATTATCTATGATATTAAATACTACTAATACTACAATAGAGTATAAAGCCTATAATACCAAGGTTTTAGCTTGTGTCATTACGTGTAGTTTTTATGTAGCATTAGTGTAGTTTTTAAACTCGTTCATAGTAAGATACGGGAGTTCCACCTTTAAATAGTCTTTTTCTTGTGGGATTCTCTCCTTTTTTCCAGCCGTCATCATTATCTAAGTGATCACGTATTTTTTGAGAAATAAGAGCCTTACCACCTTGCGTTGGTTTTTGGTTAAACCCTAGATAAGCAATATGGTTAGGACTTGTGACTTGGAGTAAGCAATCTGTCTGTGCGGAAGGGTAGTCACTATAGCTTTGAGCATTATCTAACGGCTCTCCTAGCTGTTTGAGGACGTATTGCCGTTGTTCATACTGTGATAAGCTATCCCAACCTTCAACAATTTGAAACTCATTCAGTAATTGATCAATAATTTCTTTGTCGACGTCTTCAACCTTATAATCTTCTTGAATGTCTGCTAACTGATTCATTAACTCTTTAGATGGCGTTAGTGGTTCATAATTGTTAAACCATACTTTGGCTTCAGCGAGTACCTGTAAGAAATAATCTTCTTCCACCTCCATAGGATGTTTTTTCACGTCATTGATACCACATTCAATAGGGAAAAAGCGTCTTTCTGTTCCACTATCCTTAAGAAAAGATTTTTTATTAGCTGTTCCGATAAAGACACAGTGCCTTGGATGAGGAGTGGCTTTACGTTCATAAGGTTCACGATAAGTATCACTATCTGAGGAAATGAAGCTTTTAACTGTTTCAATTTCTGCCTTTGACATGCCTTTTAGCTCCCCTAGCTCAATAATGGCATTGGCTTGTATCTTCTGATAATCACTATCATTTTTACCAAACTTGATTTCTGAATCAGTGTGGTAGCTAGGGAGTAGTCGCTTAGTAACGGTGCTTTTCCCAGTTCCTTGTCTTTTATCAATGAGAATAGGAACGACTTCAAACTTTACTTTACGGAGATAAATTCTAGCCATGAGACCTGTTAGCCATACTTTGGCAATTTCTCTGTTATAGGAATTATCAGCACAGCCTAATAGATCAATAAAGTAGCGTTCTCCTCTAGCTTTACCATCCCATTTTTGACTTTCAATACGCTGTTTAATGGGGTGATAAGTGTTCTTTTTAGCTAAAGCGGTAATAGCTACCTCTATATGTTCTTTACGAGGGGTAAACCGATATTTTTCATCAATGAATGCAATACAAAGGCTGGTCTGCTCGTTCGTCCATAGCCCTTTTTCTTTAGACCAAGGAACTGCTTTAGTGATTTCAATAGTTTTTTCAAATTCGTTGTATTTAATACCTGTGAAGATATTTTCGTAGAATTCAAAAACCTTACCGACATTGTAGGGGCTACTAATGACATATTCTTTGTCTCCTCTGCCTTTTCGTGTCCTGAAAGCCGGAGCAAAAGCAGGTTGAGTGGCTTGCGATAGTTTATTTTGATAGTCTTTCAATTCTTCTTTGTCTATGGCTTGATTCCTCTCTTTCTTAATTCTTTATCAAGTATGCTTCTAAAGGTTGTATCTATCTCATCAATGGGTAGTGGCTTAGTTGTCACGCTGTTAGCTATTTGTACCAGCTCATAAGCCGTCTCTAAATCACAATCCACCCATTTATTAAATAGCAAGCCAACAAATTTAGTTAAGGCCACGTTGCGCCCGCCTTCGTCTCCAAAACCATTAAACAAGGTATCTATGACCCTCATGGTAATAGAACGCTGACTTCTAGGGCGTGGCGTGTAAGTAGTAACAACTTGTCTGTTTGGCGTGCTACCATTTTTAGGAACAGGATAATCAAGACCATGGTTCACATAGCGCTGATAGTCCTCTGGGTCGCCTGTTGTAACGGGTAAGCCTTGTAATTGCGACCAGGTAAGACTAGCTAAATCAAAAGGCAGTCCAATCTTATCGGCTATCTCCTTGACCACTTGTTTATAAGTTGCTTCAGTCATCACGTCACTAAGCTTCATGACAAGGCGATAACGGGGCTTCTCGGGGGTGTGTTTAATCGTTGGATAAATAATATAACTATACTCCCAAAGCGTCTGAGAAACGATTTTAGGTAGGTTGACGCCTGTTTCTATCTCGTCATAGTCAAGAAAAATCAAATCGCGATAAACTAAACTAGCATTATTGCGCTTATAGCTACCGTTTTTCTCTGCTGTGACCTTGCCACTTAGGCAGTAGGGGGCTTGTGTTCGCTTGTGTTCGCTTGTATTCTTCAATATCAATATCCTCAGGCGGTTTCAAAGGCCTAAACTGAGCAATATAGTCAAATGGTTCTAAAGGTCCTTTGTAGGGGTACAAATAAGAGCTAAAGCCTCTTGCTTCATAAATAGCCATCTACACATTTACCCCCAAAAAGATAAGAATATCACTGACCTTGTAATAATGTTTCCTGGTGTCTTCTAGTGGTGGTTGGTATCGTCTTAACCCAGCATTTTCCCACCGTTTTAGGGTTTTACCTTTGATATTTAATTCCTCTTTGACTTGTTCGGCCGTGATCAACCCTAAAACTCTTGGTTTAGGTTTCTGGTAGGCTTCCAAAAAGCGATTAAAAGCGGTCAGGTTTTGTTCTAAGAGTTTGGCTTCATAATCTTGACTAAATAAGCTCATACCTAACCTCCTTTGAGTAATTCCTTATAACTGGTTAAATCGGCATTCAATAAGACACTTAGGCGTTCTTGTTCCTTTTGTACTTGGTTGTAAAAGGCTTTAGCACCATCTAGCAATTCTTCTTTGTTAGCTGGGATAAAGTAACCACTATTGAATCCGTGCCTAATGCCGATAATAGGGACGTTATAGCGCGTGATTAAGCTACTGATGATACCTTGGACGGAGCGTTCTTCAAGTTTCAGTATTAAGCTAATCTCTGCCCCTGTAATGGGGTTGTCTGCTCCAACCTTGATCAGATTAAGGACACGTCTATAATTCTCTGGTAGTGTCATTCAGTTCCTCCCTAATTGTAATAATGGTTCTGTGCTTGAATATAAGCCCCATAGTTTGCGTTCTTAGGTGGTTTAGGGATTTGGGTATCTTCTGGTAAATCAATGTCTATTAATGACTTAGAACGGCTAAGAAGAAGCCCTAAGAGACTTAAAACAAAGAATAGAATAAGCGTCTGTGTTGGTGTGAGGTTAAGTTCTTGCATGGTTACAACTCCTTTCTGTATTTACGTGTCGTCTTATCATGGTCAGAAATAAGGCACTTCAAAGCGCTACAACTCGTGTTTATAATTGCACTAGTTGTTTCCTTACTATATTCTTGAGCAGCCAAATCTAGGACATCTAGAATATCCATAAGTTGACCGCAAAGACCTTCATAATCTACCAAAATGTCGTTAGCGATTTCATTTAATTGTTTAATGCTTTTCATGCTGTTCCTCACTTAAATAAGTTTCTAGTTCCCCTGAGTCTTTCTCTGAACAAGGTAAACCGTTAACGGCTCTAAAGACAGTCTCTGTGGTTCGTTGATAGTCTAAAGCGTCCCATGCTTCTTCAAAGCTGGTGGCACTTTTTCTGAATTTAATGACGTACTCTGTCATAACGTTAGCAATAATTACCCAAGCAATATGTTGGTTATATAGTCGAGTGAAAAAGACTTCAGCTTTATCTTTGCTGAGTTGGCGATTTTTGAACATTTCTAGCTGTTCAGGAGTGTATCTATCTTTTGAAAAAGGATTTGTTTCTACTCTATATTTCATTATGTTTTTTCTCGCTTAATTATTATTTTCTGTGTAGTGTTTTTATTGATTGCTTGTTTCTTATACTAGATTCATGCTAGGTTTAAGGGGTAGCTCCCTGATTAGTTCATGTTAGTGTATAATTCTGCGAATAACTCGCTAGGGATACGTTCTAGCGCTTTTTGTTGTAAGTGGATGGCTTTAATTCTATCTTGTGTTTTGGTTTTAATGTCTTCTATAATTTCGGATGTCGAGACCACTTGTTCATAGTAAATGTTAGCTTTATAAATGAGTCCTTGCTCTTTTAACTCCTTGTTAGCCATTTTTTCAAGCGTAACTTCATGTAATACTTCAACATTACGATAATGACCGTTTTTGAGGTCGAATTTTAGCCATTTTTTACGCTTCCATTTATATAGAGTGCTTCTGCAAACTTCTGAATTCCCAAAACCAAGAAAAGAAGCGATTTCTGTTAATGTTTTTCCTTCAATTTCAGATAGTTTATAAGCGACGTTTCTAAATAACACTCTCGGATTTCTTTTTTTCTTAATCATATTGTCTTGATTTTTGAGCACACAAAAAGCGCACTCCCTTTCTATGAATTTTAGGTTCACAAAATAGAGTACGCATGATATACTATATTACGTACCTACTTTGTGGGTGCTGGGAGTTCCTAACGTGTACGGTCGCCAAACTATACCACGTTAGGAACTTTTTTATTTTTCAGACTCATAAGAGTTTACAGCTTTAACGATTAAATCCGCTTTAGATAATCCATTCTTATCCGCTGTTTCTTGTATTGTATTATACTCGTCAGCGGTCAAACGAACTTCCAGCCGTTTATCACGTTTAGCTGTACCTTTTACAGGTCTGCCCATTTTTGGACTCATAGGAGCTCCTCCTTTCATTTAAGACCGTGCTTATATCATATGATAAGCACGTACATAAGTCAACCCCTAAATCAAACTTTTTTGCGTACTCTATTTTATTTTCAATGATCAGTATGATACAATGGAAGTATCAAATATTTACTAAAACCCCTTTAATAATAGCTTGCCTGCTTTATTAATTGAGTTTAGTTATACTAATTAAAGGCTTGGAAGTTTGGTCGCTGTCAAAGCCTTTTTTGTTGCTCTTGATTATTGATTAATAATTGCCTTGTTCAATGTCATTCAAACGCTTTTGCTCTGCTTTGCGATTATAGATTAGCACTTTGTCATCAAGCATGAGCGATACGCCTTCCAATACGTTGAAAATTTCCTGTGTGATTGCTTCAAACTGTTCGCGATCTGCATTTGGTACTTTGTCAGCGTAACCCTGTGCTAGCTCAGCTAAATCAACACCTTCATCAATCCATTTCTTCAACTCTTTATAAGTTGTTGCTTTCATAATCATTTCTCCTTTATCCATGCGCATCACTGCGCTTTTTTTATTGTGTTTTGGTTATAGATAGCTTCAGATACGCTAAAATTTAAGCCGTATTTTTCTTTAACCTTGATTAGTTCAACCGTTTCATCAAGGATAGGCTCACGGTCTCGCAACATGTTTTCTGTCATCTCGTTTTTACTAACCATCTTTGGTAATCCATACTTATTAGATACCGCTTTATTGGCAATCGTGTTGGCTTTGATAAGGTCTTTCTTAGTTGCATTTTGTAAGCCATTGACAAGCCTATTCATTGCCTGCTTCTGATGTTCTTTATCAAACATTCTAAATACTTGGAAGCCCTCTAGGCCTGTGCTTTGTCTTAACTGTTTAATGGTTTCAAATACCCATTCTTGGAAAGCTTCCGCCTCAGGTTTTCGACTTTTGAATACTAATCTGTAAATATCTTTTTCATTGATAATAGAAAGCTCTTGCTCCCCACCTTTTGTAAGGGTCTTACTTTTAGTAACCCCCTTTAGAGTCGATATAGCTCTTGACGGTTGTTTTAATCCCAAAGCATTTGTAATATCCTTGGCAACCGCCCACCATTCGCCTTGGTGCTCTACAAATCGGATAGTATATCCGTTCCATGTTTCTGCTTTGTCCATAGATTGCTCCTTTATTATTACTCTGGCGAAAATTCAATTAAATCAGATAGACGAACTTTCAAAGCATTACAAAGTTTGATAAGAGTAGAAAGTTTCACGTCAGTTTTGTTGTTTGCTAAGTTTGAAATTGTAGATTCCGCTATACCTGTTTCTTTAGAAACTTTGCTAGCTTTGGTCTTTTTTTCAGCAAAAACAATCAATAAATTATTCTTTAGCATAACCGCTCCTTATTATTTTTTATCAACTAATCAATATAGCGTAATGACTAATTTAATAAAATAATACACCATACAAAATATATTGTCAACACTCAAATTATTATTTTATGTTTTACTTTTATTAGCGTGTGCGCTATAATAAATAAAAAAAAGAGGTGTAATAATGTTAATAAATAGATTGGCTATATTATTAGCTGAAAGGTCAATGAGTGGCGCACGTTTAGCAAGTGATACAGGGATTGCACAATCAACAATTTCTAAAATTACTTCAAATAAATCAAAACAAGTTGATTATGAAACGGTAAATAAAATTTGTAACACTCTAGGTATTACCTCAGATGATTTTTTTGATTATTCGCCAATAGATTATGAAATAAAATATTTTAGCGACGAAGATAGCGGAAACATATTTACATTCATAAAAATTTTAGATAGAGATATACCAGTTGCTACTCTAGAGTATAAAGTTGAGTTTGAATTTCATATCAATACTAATAAGCCTGACAATCCTGTTGATATTGAAGAAATTAAACGTAATTATCAGCAAGTAGAAGTCGTTACCGTAAAAGCTTCTTTGGAAAAACAAAATAAAGAAATTTATGATAAGTTCACTAACTTACCTACCAATTTTCAAAATATTTTTACAAATGAGTTGCTTCAAATTGTTGGTAAAAATATAAAAGAGTACATAATAAAAGAATTTAAAGAAGAATTTGTTTTTGCAAAAAATTCTTCAGGGCATGTTGATCAGCTTTTGAATGAAAACATTCAGATTGTAGTTAGTTCAAAAATTGATGACTATAAGTATGAATTACCTTTTTAGAATTTGAGATAAAAAATAAAGCTCTTAAAGCCTCTAAACTGTTTATAATTTTGACGAATGCTTTTTTAAGGCGTCCGAAAAGTCCGATTTTCTGAATACTATATGCTAAAAATGTCAACTGATTTTAGAAGCTGTCACAGCGGAAAAAGTAAATTAATAAACGACCGATATATCAAGTTCTTTAAGTGAATTTACCGAGCGTTTTAGAACTATTGAAATAGGTTGACGTATTATGTCGGTACATACCAACATTTTCCAGCATTCCGAAATGCGACCATGTGTTCGGGTTTGGGAGTAGTAACCTTCTATTCTCTAAGTTCGCTCGAAGTTCAGCATTATGCGCGTGGAATAAAATTAGCTACCTTACTGTAACCTTACCGTTACCGCTCATTTTATGACCTGTTCAATTTTCATGTCTAAATACCAAGTTTATCATCTTTACCTACGCGCAAATACCTTGATACGCCTTTAATTTTCTTTAATTACAAGACCCTCAAAACTTGACAAAAATTGAGGTATAATCTGAACTTTTTGTCAGCGGTAATTAAAAAACTATCTGCGCGTGGTCAGTGGTTGCATAAAGCATTATAAATTCTTGCATAAAATTATTTTTATTCATTTTGGTAACATTAAGGAATGTTAAGAGCGCTAAAGACTATACTTTCTAACTATACCCTTTGACTTCTTTATCAAACAAAGCTATAATGGACATAGAAAAAGGAGATTGCGCAAACAATCTCCCGTGGTAACACCGTTTAAGACGGCAGCCTTACCGTATTTGTTTATATTTTCTATAAACCGTCCACGATTGGCTAAAGTGTGGGACGGTTTTTCTATTTGTTCTTTTTATTCATGATAGCTACTATCAGAGTACCAAAGGCAATCATCAAAGTAAGCGTTTCATAAACTGACAAACCTTGTCGTCTCCTTTCTTTTGGTTTCTGTGACTTACATACATAAGCACCACCTCCAGACATAAGGCTACGACTACCGTCTTTTACTTTGTTACGAGGTTTATTATATCATAGGGACAGACATTTTCAAGAGCTCGAATCTATGTAAACCTTGACCTAGTTTTTAGACATGCAAAACTTCTTCTGAAACTCTCTATACCTTACAAAACCAAACAAAAAAGACCCCACGCCCGCAAGGTCTTAAAAAGACTAATATTATACCATGATTTTCTTTTATAATATTTCGGATATTTACCCGATACCATTATTATACCATGACATGATATGAACTAATCTAAAACCCTTTTAATAATAGCTTGCCTGCTGATGGAAAGGTTTATGATCATGAAAATAACAGAACATAAGAAGAAAAACGGTACAATCGTTTATCGTGCTAGTATTTATCTAGGCATTGACCAAATGACAGGTAAGAGAGTAAAAACCAGTGTCACAGGGAGGACACAAACAGAGGTCAAACAAAAAGCCAAACACGCGCAGTTTGACTTCCTATCTAATGGATCTACAATACATAAAGAAGCACAGATTAGGAATTATCAAGAGTTGGCAGAACTATGGCTAAAGAGTTACCAACTCACCGTTAAGCCGCAGACTTATGAAAGCACTAAATTGCTACTTAAAAATCATATTCTGCCCGTTTTCGGTAATATGAAGTTAGAAAGGATAACTCCTAGCTTTGTTCAACAATTTGCCAATAAACTAGCACACACCTTAGTAAACTTTAAGGTTGCTTGTTCTATTAACCGTAGAATTCTCCAATACGCGGTACTATTGCAACTTATTCCCTATAATCCAGCTAGGGAAATCATTATCCCTAAAAAGCAAAAGAAATCAGCCGATAGGGTAAAATTTATTAATCCTCAAAATCTAAAAGCATTGCTCGACTATATGGAAACATTAGCACCAACCAAATATCAATATTATTATGATAACGTCCTTTATTGCTTTTTGTTAGCCACTGGTTGCCGTTTTGGTGAAGCGGTAGCTCTCGAATGGTCTGATATTGATTTAGAAGCTGGTACCGTTAGTATCTCAAAGACGTATAACCGACAAATCAATCAAATCAGCACACCCAAGACAAAATCCGGTAAGCGTATCATTAGTATTGATAACAAACTAGCCCTACTGTTAAAACAATATAGGAATAGACAAAGATTAATTTTTATAGAAATCGGTGTGCGTGCTCCTAAAGTTATTTTTGCTAGTCCAACCCTAACATACGCGAGTAGTGACGTTAGATCAAAAGCATTAGCACACCGTTGCAAAGAAGTAGGTATCCCTCGCTTCACCTTTCACGCTTTTAGACACACTCACGCTAGTTTATTGCTGAACGCTGGTATTAGTTACAAAGAACTACAACACCGATTAGGTCACTCCAATATCAAAATGACCTTAGACACGTACGGACATATCTCAAAAGAAAAAGAAAAGGAAGCTGTTTCCTATTTTGAGAAAGCTATAAATAACCTGTAA